GGTTAATAATGCTACTTAAATCGCTTATATTAACGTTTTCTGTTTGTTGTGTGTCAGTAGTTTCTTCTTTACCTTTTTGGTATGATACCGCATGCTTTTCCGCTTCTCTACGTTTAACATCTTTTGGTCTCAACAACACTTGTCCGTCAAGTTCATCAATTACATATTCTCCTTTTCCGTATATTTTGTCAAGTGTTTCTTGTAAATCTTTTGTATCTGTTGTTTGAAGAATCATAGAGCCTGTTTCTGAATTTCCTAACGCTCTTTTGAGTATTTTTTCTCTAGCTTCTTGAATTGATTTAATCGGTGTATTATTTTTAAACTTTGCAACAACTGTTTTACCAAATGGTGTTGAACTTAACATAAGTTCGGCATCAAATGAAACTTGATTGTCGTCCCAGCTTTCTGTTTTAATTGAACCAACATCAATACCAACATTTTCTAAAACTGTATCCAATTCAGTTTTATCGTTTACTTGGAATACAAAATGATATACATTTTGATTTTCTGTAGCTCGTACACTGACTAATGTAGCTGGAGCTTGCTTATTAAATCCGTTGTTTTTTCGTTTATCTATCTTTTCGACTGTCTTTGTTTCTTTTTGTGTTTGCACTGGCTTTTCGCTAAAACCTTCTTTAAAATATTGTTTAGCAAATGCAATTAATTTATCTTTTTCATCAAATGGCGTTTTAGTTAAACCATCTTTGCCATCATACATTTTCTTATTGCGGTCATCTCGAATACGGTTGCCTTCCAAGCCAAACGATTGTTTAGGGAAAGAACCAGCGATTGCATATACTAGCTGTTTAACTTTAGTTGGATTAGATTTGAAGGCTTGGATTGGACCACCAGCACCTTCTATAAGGTTTTCATATTCTTTAGTTAAAACTGTCTTGATAATCTTATTACGCTCACCATCTCTAAATGATGTAACTGGTTGACCAAGCTCTTTACTTAACCATTTGAATACGCTCTTATCAATAGCTGAAGGAGTTTTAAAGATAGCGTCTCTAACATATGCTGGGTGTTTAATTTCACCATTTACATGTGCCTCTACCATGTTGGCAGACGTATCATTTTTATGTTGAGGGATTTCAAAATTATATTCTTTTGTATCGCCTAAGTGGTTGAAGTTAAATTTGTCAATTTGTTTTTGAATTTGTTGTGCTTCATTTTGATACCCTTGGTTAGTGACTTTTTCTGTATCTAATTTATTTTGGAATTTAGCAATACGGTCACGGATAATTTGAGCTTCTTTTTCTTTACCTTCTGGTGAGCGGTCATGATTTTTAAGTTCGCCATCTTTATTGGTATTGTAGCGAACCATTTCAATCATTTTACGTAACTCTGGTTTATATTTGTTATTAGCGTTTTTCTCTAAATGAGATAAATACTTAATGGCTTCTTGTGGTGTAATTTTCTTTTCCCGTAAACCAGCTAATGCACGTTCACCTTCAGTTTTATCATTTTTATATGGGCCACGTTTTTTAGTTTCTTTAACTGGCGTAGCTTCTTTTTCTATTTTCTTTTCTTCTTTTTTAATGACTTCTTTAGGTTGTACTTTTTTAGCTTTTTCTACGTCAATAGATTGTGCTGTAATAAGAGGTTTAAGCTCTGGATTTTCAGCTACTTTAGCTGATATAGAACCTTTTTTAAATGAAGGTTTCACCTTAGCGTTAGCTTGAATTTTAGGTTTTTCTACTTTAATTTGTTTCTTAGCTTCGGCGATTTGTTCACCATATACTTCGTTCATTACCTTGTTATATAAGTTTTTGCTATTCTTTTTAAGGTCTTTTAGAATTTCATAACGATGAATTGGCTTGCCCATTTTACCAAGTTCAACTAATTGATTGGCAATTACTTCTCTTGTTTGTTGAATTTTTTCTTTATCACGTGGGTCGTTTTCATCTAAGTTTTTAAAGGCTTCTGCATATGCTTGGTTAGCTTTAATCACGTTAGCATTATCAGCACTACGTTTTAATAAGCCTGTTTTATCGTTGTTTTTCTTACCTTCTTCGATTGAGCGAACATGATTTTGAATATCCTTCATTTCTTGTTCAGAATAGTTTTGTGTATTAATACCATTCTTACGAAGATATTCATAATCTTTGCGGACTTTACGTCCGTATTTTTTATCAGCTTCACGTTCTGCGATAGCTTTGCTAATGCGATAACCTGTTTCTTCCGCTCTATCACCATATAGAGGGTCAAGGAAAGGTTTATTCACAGAATCTTTATAACGAGAAGAATATGCTTGTCTATTTTCTTTTTCTCGTTGTTGTGCTTGTTTTGCTTGTTGACGTCTACGTGCGTCAGCTTCCGCTTTCTCAACGGCAAGATTTGTATCGTTAACGTTTTGACGAATAGGATTATCAGACAATAAGTCTTTACGCTGTGTGTCTGATAGTTTATATCCTACTCTATCTGCACGTTCAACGATATTTTTTCCGTCCATAGGGTTGTAGTTATCTACGTCATTTTTCTTACGTAGAGTAGATACTAAAGTAGATGAGGCTTCGTGTGCTTCTTTCTTTGTGAGACCAGCGTTCATGAAGTCGTCCATATACATATTATTAGTAAGCTTTTTAGGATTTGTTTCGTCTGTAGAATTATCCCATAAATCTACGATACGATTTACTGTATCACTAACAGCTTGTTGTTTATTTGCAATATCAGCGTCAGAATAATGGTTCTTTTGAAAACGTGCTGTCATAGTATCCAGCACATCATCGTAATCACCACGTTCTTGTGGTGCTAATTGGTCTGGAACCATTTCTGACAAGTCTGTAATGCCGTCAACATCAGTATTATCTTCAATACTACGAACAGCAGATACTGGTGCCTCTACGTTTCCGTATACATTATCTTCTGTGTCAATATTATTAACGTTGTTGATACTTGCAGTATTGTTCAAATTTGTTTCTTGTGGGCTACTGTCTATACTGTCTTCTATAGAGACAGAAGGATTAGAACGAGATGAAGCCCAGCCACGACCAGTATTTACGGCACCACCAATACCACCTAATACTAATGAACCAGCAAATGCGTCTTTGCCTTGGCTCATCATTTCATCAGTCCATGTGCGTGGGTCATAGATATGTACGTTAGCGTAGTCTGGATTACCTAATGCTTGTTCTTGAATTTCTTGTTGCCATGCTTCAGTTAAACCTTCACCAGTGGCACCAATCATAGCATTACCAGCCCAAGCACCAGCTGTTTTAGCGAGTACTTTGCCACCAGTACCAACAGCCATAGCGGCCGAGATACCTTTCATTGGCATACCTAGTGAGATTTTATCTGAAGCATAGTTTAATACAGCTGGGGCCCAGCCATCGTCAAAGGCTTGGTTACTAGCGTCCCATGCTTCTGTATGGTCCATGCCACGACTTAAACCAGTCATGTATGTATCACCAGCGTTACTAGCGTTTTCGACTAGACCACCGACTGCAATACTACCAGCTGTTTTAGCGGCTTTAACGCCATATCGAATCGCCTTAGACCCTTCGTATGCTCTAAGTGCAAATTTACCAACACCTGTTAATGCACCTACAACACCACCAGCAGTAGTACCAAGACCAGGTACGATAGAACCAATAGCGGCGTCAGCGGCGGCTGATGTAGCGACATCAGTGGCCAAACTAGGAACAGATGAACCTAAAGCTTGAGCGGCCTGATTAGCACCATACCATAAATATCCATCTGTATCTGCATTGCCTGCATAAGCATTACGAGCGGCTATATCACCCATTTGATTAGCACCATACATGGCTTCATTAGCTAACCAGTCATGACCATTGTTTTTAGCCCAACCAGATAACTCACCAAATAGTCCGCCCATAGAACCAGCTAGTCCAGATTGAAAGCTGTCAATTAAACCATCGTTCTCGCTTGGAATATAGCCAGAATCATCGAGGGCTTGTTTACGCTTCATGGCATTGTATTGAGGACCATATGCAACGTTATATAGGTTATCGCCTAGCAACTGTCCTAAAGTAGGCATTTAATCACCCCTCCTGTATAAATAATCTATTCTTTTTTGTTCAGTTTATCAATGATGTCTTGGCTAGTGCTGTAATCCAATTTATTACCGCTACTTGAATTTTGCATATGATTAATTTGGTATGTATAATCATTCCCAGCTCGTCGCAACATTTCCATTGAATATGGCGTTGCTTCAGCTGAACCTAATTGTAAAATTAAGTCACCATATCGACGATTTAATTCATTGACATCATTTTGAGAGAATTGTTCTTTATCAGCATTTTCGGATAAGTATTCACCAAATCCGCTTAATTGTTTATCGACGTATTTATCGCTACTGATAAGGCTAGAACTACTACCACCACCAGAGCGACCACTTCTACCAGCACGAGCGGCTGTAGCGGCGGCTCTAACTACCACCATGTCACGCTGTAATTGACGTTGTTTCTCTGCTTCAGCGGCCTTAAATGCACGTTCGTCTGCAAGTAATTGGTCTTGCCGTGCAAATTGTAGTCCCATTTTAGCCATGTCATTTTGTGACATATAACGTCGTGCCATAGGGCTTAAACGTACACCAAGAGCTTGGCCTAAACTTGCAAGCATTTCTGCATTAGAGCTATTCTTACTATTAGCAATCATCTGTGCTAATTGACCAGCCCCAGTTAATTGAGTTGATTGGTTATTTAGCTTAGCTTCTTCCTGTGCCTTTGCAATCGCTGATTGCATAAGTTGTTTATCACTTTGAGCATAGAAAGGAGACGCTAGTCTACCACGTGCTAAGTGATGTGCTTGTGTTGATAATGCACTACGTAATGCGTCATCACCAGCGGCTGATACATTTTGTTTTGGTGCATTAAGGATACCCATAACTTGACCAAAGTCAATTTGCTCTTTTGGGTCGTCTAATTGGAATTGAGCCGCTAAATTAATAGGCGATTTACCTTGTTGAGTGTAGTTAACAGGGATATTAGAACGTCCACCGCCACCGATTGATTTAACATAATTACGAGTTTCTTCAATTGGAATTGTATCTGGCGAACCGTCCCAGCCATTACTAATCCAGCTATCAACATTACCAGGACCAGCGTTATACGCCGCTAAGGCTTTAGTAATGTCTCCACCATACTTTTGCAAATTTTGGGCGATGTATTTAGCACCGCCCATTGCACTTTGGTATGGATTTGTCATATCTTCAATGCCTAAATCTCGTGCTGTATCTGGCATTGTTTGGAACAAGCCTTTAGCACCAGCAGAACTTACGGCAGTTGGGTCAAAACCGCTTTCTTGTCGAGCTACACGAGCAAGAAGGTCAGGGTCTACACCAGTACTATTGGACGCTTGAATAATAGCGTCTTGGATATTACTAGGCACATTCCCATATTGAGAAAAATCCATAAACCCTCCTTATCCAAGTAAACCAGGCATATTTGCTTTGTATTGATTGTATGTTAAGTAATCATTATCATGTAAGCGTTTGCCAGCGTTGATATCCTTATATTGATTCCAGTAATCTTGTTGTTTTAATAGACCAGCGTTAATGCCTTCTGCATTTGTTGGAGTTAAAGATGGACCATTATAGCCCATGGCTGATAGTTTAGCATTACCACTAGCCCAGCCAGCACTATCGCCTTTATCAAGTCCCATCATTGCTTTTGTTTGGTCTAAAAAGCCGTTATATTTATTTGCTTCGTCGTTAGCAAATTCTTTATCTTGGTTTTTAGCTTCTCCACGTGCTAGCCAGTTGTCTGCTAGTAAACCTAGACCACCAGATACTGCACGACCTAATTGAAACCAAGGGTCTGTTGCTGGATTATACGGAATGACTTGCATTTAATTCCTCCTCTGTAAAGCCTTCTACTACAATGCCGTTTGCATAGAACATATTAGAACCAGTGCAAACTAATTCATATACTGGCACGATACGACCAGCTTTAAAGTCAATGATATGTTCAAAGCCACTATCAGTAAGTACTTCCATACCTTCTTCAAGTTCATCAATAGCTTTGAGACCATCACGTGTCCATACTGTTTGTGTATGAGTTGTTTCTAATGAATGGTTATCTGTAATTAAATGCATTGTTTCTCGTTCGCCACATGCAACTACTTTAAGCACTTTTTCAATACCATCTTTAGCCACAACAATATCTCCCTCATTAATTTCGTTAATAGGGATATAGCCATAATCTGTTTCAATCTCAACTTCGGCTGGGAAACAAGCTAGGTATGAACCAACACCTTGCATTAAGCCACCAAAGAAACCAGAGCCTTTTTGTGTTACATAACCACGACCATTGTTCATTTGGCTTGTAGCCTGTAATGCGTCTGTGTTTGATTTGTTTTGACCTTGAGCCAATTGTAAATATTGTTGAGGATTTGCAAATGAGTACATATTTGCTTTGTGAGCCAATTCCAAAGGATTGAGTGCAAATTGATATTTTTGGTCCAACAGCCCTTTTTGCGTATTGAGGTCTTCGCTGTAGTCCTTCGACATCTGAGCGGCGATATTTTTTTGCATATCGTTTGTTGCTGAGTTGAGTCGTGAACTATCCACAATACCTTTTCTAGCCATGGCTGAGAGTTGCTGGCCCATCGTATTTTCATAGATACGATTGAAATAATTTGTTTTAGCATTGGCATATGCGTCTGGTAATTTACCAGTTGCCAATTCCGCCTGTTCTTTACGTAGGTTATCTACATCGTTTACAGTTTGACTATAAATAGATGACCAGTTAGGGTTAACTACATCATCTAACAATGCTGTACCACGAGATACAAGCTGGTCTATACTCGGTTGAATTGAAGCTAAATACGCTTGTTGTTGACGTAATAGTTGTTTTTCTTCCTCGGATAGAGGGCGTTCATGATAAGAAGAACCACCTTTTTTACCCATTAATTGACCTCCCTTACGAAGTAATATTGCCATTGTCCACCTAAGAATTTTTTCTCTTTTAAAGTGGACTTAGTTAATCGTGCGTATGCTTTAGGATTGTGAGGAGTAATTGTTGACACTCCTTTTAACCCTAAGCGTTTTGCATAAGCTTCCATAGTAGGAAAAGCTTTTTTAAAATCTATACTAACGGGACCACATTCTAAATATTCTCCACATACGCCATATGTAAAGAAAGAACCGTCCTCGAAAATGTGAATAAATGGATACCATTCTAGGTCCCAATCGTCCCAGAAATTACCCATTTTCTTATTGTATTTTTTAATCCATTTCACAATGTCTTCGTCTTTAGCCATGTGACATCTCCATATAAAAAAAGTGGCACCCTTTTCAGAGTGCCGTTATATTATCCATATGGGTTTCTATTTGATGACCCTGTTCCTTTTAGGAAATCATCATGTTTACTACTTCTTTTTTTAGCTCCGAAACCAGAGTTGCGTCGTCCACCACCAGAAGAACCTTGGCTTACTAAAGCCTCGTTTTCTTTCACAATGTCAAATGATACGAACTTAAAGACAATATTACTGTCCGTTTCAAATTTAAACTGTAGCTTTGGCGAACGTATTTGACTCTTAAATTCTTTTTGTTGCTCTTCGGTAGTCCATGAATGATGAATTACAGTTTCATTAATAGAAATATCACCGCTACCAGCGGTATCTGACATTACGTCAATATATGTTCTGTATACGTTCATTTGGTGCGTGTCACGAATTTCACCACTTTTAATTTCTTGATGAATAGTTGTCTTATTGTCGTCGTGGTTATCCCACCGCAATTCATACAATGACCCACTTGTATCATTGTCATTCATTGACACTAAAACGTGATAACGATTTTCACATATTGATGTAATCTTATGAGGAAATACCCATTTACTAAAAGCTTTAAGCCCGTAATGATATACATATACTGTATTTCCACTATCTCCGCTTATCACCAATTGTTTGGTTCTACGCAAGTCAAAAATAAACGGATTATCTACTCTTCGTTTAATAAGAGGATTACACTTTTCACCAATGTCTTTAGGTTCGAAGTTGGAGTATGTAAGAGATGTAGCATATGATTTAAGCCCAGTTGTGGACATAAACACTACGTCCTTACCTAAATTAGTACAAGCATGTCGTGATATAAAATCACTCTTACTTCCTAGTTGCATGATATTCCAATCACTAGGCTCATTTTGTACTGTGTAAATCAACCCGTTATTTTTAAATACTAATAAATCTGTAGCCAGTTCAGCTACACCAACAATATCCCCACCGTCTTTATACCCTACGTTCACGTCTTTTCGTGCGGAATCATCATTGGAATTTTCGTGCCAGTCTTCCTCGTCTCCAATAGCCGAATAGATTAGTAAATCTTGTCCAGATTTAGACACTACTACTCGACCAGAACGTGTAAATACAATGTCTGCATTTGGTGATTCTGCAATTTCAGATACAGTTTGGTAGTTGTATTTTTGTAATTTACCACCACTTGCCATTAAAAGATTGCCACCAAATTTAGTGCATGTTGGACGCTTTGCATCGCCGTTGAGAGTACCGATAAATTGAGGTGTTTTGCTAAACTCATATCTATAAATCTTTTTATTCTCTAAGAAAATAAAGAAATCGTTCATCTCATAGTCGTTATAGATATAAGTAATTGGAGAGTCGAACGTATGCAGAGGGGAACCAAGCCCCCTCCGTGTACGTAATTTATCACCCTCAATATCAAATTCAAAATTCTCTAAATTTACACATTCGTTTTGTTTAAGGAATTCTGGTGATTTAGCGACGTTCATACCACCTGTTAAATCAACTAAAGTAACAGTCTGTATGCGTTGGGATTTACCAACTTTTTTGGCCATATATTACAAGACGGCTTTCTGACCGTTTGTGCCGATAATTTTAGCAGTTCTATTCGTAATATCAATTTGAACTACATCGCCTTGGTTAGCTGTAATGCATGATACAGAAGTTGTGCCTTTTACGGCGGTACCTACATGTATATTGCTAGGAGCGATAAATGTAATTGTAGACTTGCTACCACGTACTGGTTTATCTGGGTACACAACAATTAAATTATTAAAACGTATGTTGAAATCTTGTGGGGATATGGTTAGTGACTTGTCACTAATCATCGTTGTTGAGCTGCCGTCATTGTCTCGATAATCAATACTAACGCTTGAACTCTGACTGTTAAGCTCAATCATATCCTTAGCAATTAAATCCAATACAACTGTATTGCACTGTGCAACACTTGAATAGTTCGCCACTGCACCTACATCGCTAGCTGAGAACAATGATGGACTTTTAGTTTGTCGTAACCATAATTGGTCATCTGGCGTAGCATACTCAATGTTCTCATTTACTTCACTATTAGTATACGATGGGTCATCAGCAATTTCTACGGGAGTAGTGGCTTGAATACCAGGAATAACCAAAGTAGATTTAACTTTGCCTTGCCAAATAGCTTCTAAGGTTACAGAACGTTCGTCCATTGGGTGAGATAATGTAAATGGATATGAGTATTGAGTACCATCTACAGTAGACGTATTTTCTGTTCCTTTTTCTTTAATAATTAAACCATCAACACCAATACCACCAATTTGTATTGTAGTATCGCCATATTTCACTGGAACACGAACTTCTAACTCTGCGAATTTGAATAAATCAATGATATTAGCTTTATCAACGATACATTTTAATACATCGTTTAAATTGGAACTATTGGGTAGATAACCACGATTTACTATAACATCATATACTTCTTTAACGTCTGCACCACTGCCAGGGTCACCTTTGTCCCCTTTAGGTCCTTTTAGTTGTTCGATTTGCTCTGGTGTTAAATCTTCAAATCGTAATGATTTACCAGGGTCTCCTTTTTGACCTTCATGAATTTCAATGGTTAAAGGTCCGTTTTGAACTAAAGTAATAGGTTGTTCCATAAATCCTCCTTAACGTTTAAGTTTATTAAGTATATTACTACTTAATAAATCCATAAGTTTATCCATATGAGAAACCCCACTGTCTCTCATATTTTCTACAATAGATAAAAACTCACTATAGCACGTGTAACCAATAGTGAAAGTTACTGCTTTCATACCAAGTACAATACCACTATTGCCAAATGCATGGTCAATCATGACCGCTGCCGATAATAACAATGCGTACTGTATCATCTTAGAAAGAAAGCCAGTGCCTAAGTGAGATGTTGTAATTTTGCCAGCTCTAAATGCTGGTATCCACCCTCTAAATTTATCGATTGTTGTAATATTCTCTTGTGGTATGCCTTGTTCTATTAAATACTGGTTGCTAATTGCAAACCATTTAGTAATAATATCCAAGACTAATAACCAGAAAATACCCTGGGCGACGTATGCGTAATCAGATTGGTGAAAAGATAATATTAGAGATAATGCTGTGCCAGCCATAACTTTAATCTCCCAAAAATTTAATAATCGATACATTTGTTCAACCAACCGTTCATATACGTCAAAAATGTCAGCCAGGATTACAATCAATACACCAGTAAGAAATCTATACGGAGGTGGAAAATGAGTATTAATCCAATCTCTCAATAAACCTCCTTAATGGTATGAAATACCTGGACTAACTAAAAAAGGTCCTTGAAGAATACGCTCATGCTTACCATTAGCGTTGATTTGTACAACGTCATAGTAATAGGAAGCTAACTCTCCATAATAGGACCCATCTGTATCAATTTGAGAAGTGACTTCGTGTGAAAAAGACACTTCTACCAGACCATGTTGTGGCTCTGGTGTTGTACATTCCGCTTCTGCTAAGACAGTTTCACTTTCTGCGTTTTCACGCACCTTGCAGACATACGAAAAGCCAGTAATATCTACTGGCTCTTTTTGTGCGTCTTTAATTACAAGTTGGAAAGAAAAATCGTCACCTTGGTTAACAACCAATTCGTGCGTAGGCGGTGATAATTTTCGTTTTGCCATAAACCTCCTATTTCATGTCAGTACAGAGAAAACGATAAGAAATAAACCATGCAATAGCACCTATTAGACCTTGTGTACATAGCCCTACCAAGAATCGACCAATATCTCCACGAAGGAGTTCTTGAAATGGTGTGCTTAACATATAAAGTAAAAATGCAGTGGCTGGTATCATACCGATAATTTTGTTCATAATATCACCTCTTGTTAACATGAAGATACTATGAAATATAGTGTTGTGTCAATTGTTAAATATACACTTCGTCCATTGTAATAGGAAAATCATTATCGTATTTATGTTCCACTACAACGTATGTTTGCTCAAAATTACCAAAGTCTGGATTTGGGTTTGCACGTGCTTCCCAAATAGCGTCTACTGTGTTTCCGTTAATATGATACTCATGTAGCCCAGAATTCCATATCATAAATACACCCATCTTTTCGGCATTGAATACATCATGTGTAGTTGGTTTTTGCATTGTCTCCGCATACGTCCAATCCGTATGGTGACTACCAGCAATCCTCATATAATGTAAATTACTACTAAATAAAGTATCTCCTTCTGGCCCATAAATTTCCATACCAGATTTAGCCTTACTATTTAGTTTATTTGAGTATACATAAATTTCAATGTTTTTAATTACATCTAATATATTATAAGAAGGTTGAGCTTTAAACTCCATACGTATAACAGGAATATTCTGTTTATCATCGCTAATGTAGTAATTTTCGCCCATACCAAGAATGATATATGGGATAGGACAATATATGCTATATGTATAGAATTCGTCTACCGCTCTATTTCTAAGAGATAGAGCAATAGTAGCACTATTATTATATATAGAAATACGAGGAGCATACCAGGGTGTCGGTTGCGTAAGTTTAAGTTTCGATGGTATCGGACCAGAAAATTTTAAACGATGCTTTAAATGGATACACGTTTGTGTATCTTCTAAATTTACATGATGGTTATCATTAATTACTGCAAATGTGTCCATATTAATATACTCCTATTAATAATTTTTGGTCGGTTGGTTTACCAACCCATTCATCATTGGCTAGTTTAAACGTAACTTTGTTGCCATTTACGATACGTCTATAACCTCCAGATACATGATTTGGGTTGTATGGTATCACAGGATATGGATTAAATTCACGTAATGTAAATATATGTTGCCCCTCATAAATAGGCACTTCTACAGTGAACGTCGGCACAATCTCAGTCAGTACCCTTGTCCAAACTATTTTGGTTAATGTTGTTGTAACATCAACAATTATATTGCCGTGTTCGTCGAATACTTCTATTCCAGCTGGCACTTCTTTTTTCCTCCTAAATAACTTATGAAATAGTTTTTTTAAAAACCTCATAATCACTCCCATAATCCTAACCTCACCCGAAGACGATTTTGTTCATCGTAAACTTCAATCAAGTTATCTTTGATAACTGTTCTGGCCCCAGTATCTGATGTTTTTAACTCGCCGATACGTGCCGTAATAGTGGATAAACTATCTACTTGTAATTTATCGCCAGTAATAGCATGTGATTGTATTTTCTCCGTAGTAATACTACCAGCTTTAATTCTATCCCCAGCAATACTATTAGCAGATATTTTATCGCCAGAAATACTACCAGTAACAATCTTATCGCCAGTAATTGTATCAGCTTTTAGTCTATCACCTGTGATAGTGCCAGTAGCTATTTTCTCTGCTGTAATTTCTCCAGTTTTGATTTTATCTGAAGTGATAGCGTTAGCGGCGATTTTATCACCAGTAATGGCATTGGCTACTAACTTATCCGTCGTAATGGCACCGTCTGCAATTTTAGTTCCAACAACAGCTTTATCTCCAATATATTTAGCAACAATTACACCGTTATCAAATACTGTTCTATCGGTAATGTGAACAGCTTCTGGTGGAATTTCTTCAATCGTAGACTTCTGTAATATCCTAGACATTTCGCCCTCACCAAATACGTCTACAAAGCACACTTTAATTTGATATTCTCCTGTAGAACAGTTAAAGCTAAACTTGTTATCTTGGACAAAATGTTTTTCATTATTGATGTACACATTAGCCCCATAACAGTCTTCGGGGATAACATCGAACTCTACATATAGCCCTTCAAATACTGGAGCTACTTGAATAGATGTTGGAGCATGAGGAATAGGTTTAGAATACTCTATTGTGCTTGGAGCAGAATATGTATTGCCTACTCCTTTGTTGTATAAGTAGGCTGTGCCTTGACGTGCGTACGGCATGGACGTAGAACTCCAAGATGTTGTGAGGTCAAGTCTATTATGAATATCTCCAGGGTGTTGGTCTAATCTTAATTCTGTCCATTCATAATCATTCTGCGGATATTGTTTCCAAGACCAATACGCTCCTCTTTTGTCGAATACAACAGTCGCTTCATATGGTGATTTAGGAACATATTTATTTTCAGCAATGTAGTGTAAAGCAATTGGAGCTTTACCACTAATAGATAGAGCGTTTCGAATATCTCTACCTCTGATACGAATCCAATATTTTTTGCCAATATCTACATTATCTAGCGTAAACTGATTGGTGCGAGTTGTATCATAATGACGAACTGTATCTTTTTCTTCGAACATTTCTAACGTGTCATGAAAGTCACCAACTTTTACATCGATACTTACGCCAGCATATTGTTTAATTTGAGACGAATTCCAACGTATCAATAATGATACTGACCCATTTACAGCCTTTTCTTCGACTGTGACATTAGAAATCTGTTCGTCAAAAGTATCTGGGTTATCAGCGATAACATTAAAGTAGCTTTCTACTTTTTTAATTTGGTCGTCTAACTCCCCAGCAATATTTTTTAAATAGCTTTTTAAAAGCGAAATAAACTTCCTACCGTCGCCTTGTATAGAAGGAGGTAGTTGATTGACGCCATTATCAGACATACTCACCTCCTTATAATAAACCTACGATAGCCTCTACCATATCTTGTTCAACGTCCATATTAAAGCCGTGGTTAGACATAGCGAGAATAATAACTAATTGTGCGATAATATCTCCAAATGCTTCGTTACTAAAAGGAATTTGGTCTGTATCTGCGTTTACAAACTTTGGTTTTTTGTAGTAACGGACTTTAAGAGGGACTTTACCATAGACTTCCACGGAATTATCTCTGACAATAAGCGGAGCTTGGTTAGTAACCCTGTACCAGTCAGCTGGAGCAGTATCATTAGCTTGCGTGAATGTAACATCTCCAATTACCTCGTAATACCCATGGTCAATTAATACATGCCAAATAAAGTTAATAGCGTCATTAATATAAGCAATTAATTCTTTATCTTCGTAACCACTTTGGAGATTATCACTTAGACGGTCTCGAAGAGCCGCCTTATCCATTAGTTCTCTTACCGTCATCTTCTTTCACCTCACCTGTAATAGATTTAATATCATATACTGTATAGGTAACAAGTTGTCGTTGTTGGAGAATTTTATCAAATGGAATTTCATCTGTTAAGTTGTGAACGTGTTTACGACTAGCAAAGTATCGAACAATCATCGTACCAGTATAATTTGGGTCCATGTGTTGAATTTTTACACCATCTGTATCTTGAATAAAGATAACAGGGAATTGTCCACACAAGGAGATAAAATCATCTGGACGAAGGGCTTTAGATGTACCATTCAGAGTTACCTCTTTTACTAACTCTGGATTACCATCTTGAGCTAATTCTTCACTAAGTCTATCAATGGCCACGTTTAAACTCATTATTAGTTCTTCGTCTGACAAACTAAGTTTCTGCATATCGCCTAGTCGTTGACGAACCAAAATCAACAAGTCATTTGTTGTCATTGTACCTCCTATACAAAGAATGGCATTGGTCGCTCAATAGGACCACTTGATTCGCCAGCTACCATTTTTTGAATTTCAGCTGATATTAAACCAGCTACAGTATCTGCTCCAAAATTACCATTGAGTAATCCTAGACTATAGCGTGAGAACATGTCGAATAAGACATAAGGTAAATCAATTTCATCATCGATATTCTCAATAGGGTCTAAGATATAGGTATATGCCATTGTAGCTTCTTTATCAATTTTGATAGTATTACCAACAAATTTGTATTTACCATCAAAGTCGTCTTCAAACGATTTGAATCCGCCAAAGTCATTTGGTAAATTAGCCTTACCATTACGTGGTTTTAGTTTAACTTCTTTGGTAATCCAAAAAGATTTAGCATTGATAAGAGCTAGGTTAACATATCGTAACACGATATTCAGAGCGTCTATAATTTCTGGGTCACTATGTTTACGATTAGCATTTTCTCCTAACCCATACAAAACAGAAGTAACCACATCACGTACTTCAATCATAAATACCTCTTGATATTACCAGTCGTAGTCCTAAATTCTGGATTTTTCATAATCCATTTACGAATCCACATTTCGTATTCTTTTTTGTCCTTACCTTGACACTCTTGTGCCATAATAAGTTCAAAGTCACTCATAAAACGATGGCGAGGAATACGAGCAATTACTTTAGCTTGACCGTTCAAGTTACCTTCAAGGCCACTATCACGCTCCTCTTTTACTTGTTGTAAAACATCAGATTCGTCAAAGGTATGTTGAATACTCCAGGTGTCTTTCTCGACTGTAACCTTTGTGTCTATTCTCATATATCACCTTTTAATCAAAAAAAATAAGGGGGTAGAATTAACTACCCCCAAGGATTATTTGGAAATGCCGTACAAGCGAGCATTTGCAATTGGTGCAGTACATTCGAGAGTAGCTGTACCTGTAATTACGGATTCTTTGTATGTACCTTTGCGTTCCAAATCTTCGTTATGGAATGGGATAAGGTAGCCAAGTTTCCAGTATTGCAATTCAAGCAAGTCTACAACGTCATCTGCGTATAGACGGTGAGCAACCAACTCAATTACACCGAAGTCTGTTTCAAGAACATCGATTACTTGAGTTAATTTTTTAGCTTCCATCGCAACGTTACGTTGAGAGTTAGCTGTGAATGTAGACGCTTTACGTTTGTTTTTACCAGACATAACAGCGATATCTACGTCACCACCACGACCCCATACTGCTTGCATAGCGTCATTCAATGATTCCATTGTAAATTCGCCAGCTGGATTCAACGCTTTAGCGTCGATAGCATTGCAGTAAGTCAATTCCATTTTACCAGCTGTAACAGCGGCAGATGGTTTAATTGGAGTGCCAGGAGTAGCGGCAGAATCTTCTGCTGTGGCATGCAATGTGAAAGTATCTTTATCGATAGGTTTCACGAAATATTGTGTATTAGCTTTGTACTTAGCATCCAAAGCATTTGCACCTTTACCACGTACGATAACTTTATCACCAGTTACGAAGCGATGGTTAGCCAAGGTTACTACGCCTTGAGCGTCTACAGTTACTTCAGCGAAGTTATCCAAGAAGTAAGGGATACCACCGAAACGACCAGCAGTAGTTTCGTCGAATGGTGCTTTCACTTTGTTAGAGACAATAGCATATTCAAGGTCACGGCCAATTTCTTTAGAAGCCTTCAACATTTGATATGCTTTTTCGTCACGGACACCGTATTTCTTGATAGCTTGAGTGATATCAGATACAGTATAGCCGTGTTCGAATTGTTGAGTGAAGTTAGATTCACGTCTACGTGGAGTAGCTTGACGAGTACTGAAGTCATGTACTTCAAGAGTAGCGTTATCCATTGCTGGACGTAAAGAATCACATAACCAACTATGTTCTGTATTGTGTACAGAAAGTTTCCCGAATCGGGAAGTTAAAAGTGTTTGGTCAGGGTCGATATTAGTAATGAAATCCAATATGTTAATCTTATGCTTTCACATAAGTCCAGACTATATTATCCTTATGCGGTTCTAGCGTATAGTCGTTGGGAGTTATTACGCAATCTTAATTGTTTGAAGTGGTTTAGACGATTTTGTTTTCTCTCTAAATGGAACATAAAACCAGATTTGGCCAATGATTTTAAGTTTACTCTAAAACCATAAATATCTTTTTTAGGTGCTTTTTGTGGAATTTCTATTAACCTCTTTGTTTCAATTCCAACCAAAGCAAAAACCTTTTTAATAGATAATGCCCACATGAATGTTGTTCTGTAACCACATTCAAAATTCCAGTTACTTCCGTTTGTTCTAGCACTCATATATCCATCGCTGTCCATAATGCCTTCTAAGAAAGCCATTTGTTTGTCTTTATTCCAAGAAAACACATATTCTGGAACAAGTTGTTTTCTATGCGTATCTTCATATATCTTTTTAAAATATATACTACCGACGGAACAAGTATATACGAGATTACCAGATGAAGTTTTTCTCTTAACTTCTTTTACTTTAACATTACGCCCAGTTTCAATTGACAGAATGTTTGCAGTGTATTCCACAAAATCTTTATCTATTGCTTGCAATGTAAATATATAACTGTTATTGCTTCGCTTTTCTATATGGCCGTCTCCAAAATAGAGACCTAGTAGATATGCGTAATTCTTCTCTGCTGATTGCCCATTTATCATATGAACATCTCCTTTATTTTCACACTTGGGTAAAAAGAGCTTTAGGGGTTTCCAGCATATAGCTAGATTTTACATGAACAATTTCATTTATTCATGTCTTCAACCTTACCAACCACGTTGTAAGACTTAACAGCCGTTTGTTGGGACAATTAAGTACCTCCTTATTTAGAAAAATATCCTAGTTTAGAAATAATATCGGCTTGTTGGTCCACAGATAATCCACGTAGTTTAGAATAATCAATTTCTGTTGACGGACTACCTGGTGGAACAGTAGCGGCACCAGCACCCTCTACAAATGGCGGTTTCATAGATGGTTTCGCCTGTGGTACTGGTTGTTTTCGTTGAATTGTTGGTACTTGGTTAGCACCATAATACTCATTACGCACAGCTGACATGTATGCGTCAATTGTTTGCGAATCATAGTTATCCATCGCCTGTTTAATCTGAACAGCTTGTGCATAAGGTAAGTTATTTAGTTTTTCCAACGCCAATTGATTAATAGCTTGGAAGTTAGGGTCTTGGAAATATTTACCCATTGTATGATTAAAATTGTCTACCACACGTTGACGGTCTGCTTCTTGTTGACGAGCTGCATAGATTTCAGCTTTAACGTTAGCAATACTATCAGCGTAAGCCGCTTGATGTAACGGATTATATTCATCGAATTCCTCACCTAATGCCGATTGCACTTCCTTACGAGCGTATGCATCAAGTTGAGTGTAATAATCACGTTGCGTAATTTGCGGTTGTTGCGGTGCTGTTTGTTGAACTTGAGGTTGAGCTTGTTGAGCATTAACATTTGGTTGTACTTGAGGAGCTTGGTTATACTGCAAGTGGCGTCGTTCTTCTGCAAGAGCTTGCGTTTTGCGAGTATAATCTTGATTTCTCATGTATCCATGTAACAACTCGTCAAGGGTTACTTCTTGTTCTTGGCCATTCACTTTGACAACATAAGTATCTGGTTCTGCTGGTTGTCCTTCTGGTTCAGCTGATTCACCTTCGGGGTCCTGTTCGCCTTCTTCTTCGCCATCACCGAATCGACCATTGTTGAAAAATACAGGATTGCCATCTTCGTCAATACCAAAATCTGGCACATCTTCTGTATTGGAGTCCACTTCGGGTTGCTCCAAATCAACTTCTGCTTCACCTTCGCCATCGGCGAAAGTTTGCAAGTCAAACTTAAATTTTAAATCTTCCATGTTACCTCCTTCACTCCCATATTGGGTTGGTGAAAACTAATTAATAAGAACCTCGACCTGTACCCCAGAAACTTGTACTCATAGGATTACGGGAAGCTTTGTATGAAGCCATACTATCGCTATCAAGTTGGTCAAAACTAACGCCGTATGAAGGTTGAGGTGCTGGCGTAGGTGCTGGTGATGAAGCTGGTTCTTCATAATAGCTAGGTTCGTTATAATCATACGAAGATTGTTCTGTATAAGCTCTAGCAGCTTCTTCTTCAGCTTGTCTACGCAAGGCTTCTTGTTTTTTCAAATACTCTGCATAAGGTGCCTTTAATGCTCCAACGCTGTACAAATTTTGAATTTCTTGTGGGTCAAACTCTGTACGTGCCTTCATAGAGCTAATATCATCATCTTTCCAACCTAAGCCTTGTAATGTTTTATCGTCTGCCCATTGGTAACCCATACCTTCGGCAAATGGGTTTTGGCGACGCCAAGCTTGTTCTTTAGGAATAAGAGCCATACGTTCTTGGGCAATTTCACCCATTGTTTTAGCTGGCAATTTACCTTCAGCACTGTCACGATAACGCTGTTCTGCTTGTTTACCTTGTCGTAAGATTTCTGCGATTTTAGCAGAAAAATCAGAACTTAAACCAGGGTGTGATTGTTGATAGGCACGTGTATCGGCTTCATCGGCACGAGCTTGTGCTTGCTCTTTAGTCTCAAAACGTGGAGCCATACTTACAGACATATAATCTGTGTTTGGTGCAAATTTACCTTTTTCTGGTGCTACATATGGAGTATTAGCTTCCATACGAGCTTGTGCCACATTACTAGGTTCTTGTTGAGCCTTGTAATCCTGTAGCGTTTGCGGTGCTTGTTGAACACCAGCTTTTTCTGCTAATGCCATAGCAATTGGAGAAGGGTTGGCACTACCTCTCCAGTCTGCGAATCGAATTCCCATTTCATTCCTCCTTAGACACCTGGAAAATATCCAGTCCGTTGTAAATACTCTTCTTGCTGTTTAAAGTCAGTAAGCTCTTTATTGGCAATCTGTCCACTAGCGATTGTAGAAGCTAGGAACGATTTAAAACCCTCCGATGCCAGAAGGAGGTTCCTGTACTCCACTAGACGGTCCTCTTGGCACGTTTTGAGGTTGCTGATTATCCACTCTTGATAAGCCTCCAGCCAATCCTCCAGAAAGGTTAGGGCCGCCGAAGCCTCCGCCCCCAGGTTGCCCTGTTGAATTAAATTGTTGATTTCCGTCTGGTTCATTTCCCGCTCCTCCGAATAATACTTGTAATTCTGGTGGTAATTGTAATAGATATTGTGGTGGCAAAATACCAAACTGAGCATAATATTGTAATGCGTCTGGTGGTAATTGACTCAATACCTGTTGTTTTAACTGCATTTCCATCATCATACGTTGCTGTGTAACGTTAGGGTCAGTGATATAATCACCATAGTTTTTGAACCCAATACTTTCAATCCACTTTTTGAATAGATTGTAGATATTTTCTGGTGTAGAAACCATGTATCCGCCAGCATTTGCTTGCATTAACGCTGTCAAAAGCGTTTGCGTAGCCATGATAGTAGATTCTTTGGTAGCAATACTGATACCAGCATTAACAATCAAGTCAAAACTACCGTCCAAATCTTCTGGACTTATCTTCAATTCTTTATTAGTTAAACGAATTACTGTTTGTTGGTCGATAAACTTTTGATTTAAAGACACCATGAAACGGAATAGTTCAGATAAACCTGTTTCAGCGAACATACGTGCTACTAATTCAAGCCGTTGTGCTGATTGTCCTAAAATAGCACTAATACCTGTAGCTGTTTTATTAAGACTATTAGCGTCTAAACCTTGGTTATAACGAGTAATACCAGTACGGTTTTCTTTTTGTCCTTCAATCCACTCTAAGAATTGGAATGTTTGTGGTGCTAACGGCGTAATATTCATTGGCATAGCCACTTCATTCATAGAATGACCAGCTTTCATACGGATAACTTTACGTCCTTGCACAAAGTCATCAATATTGATAGCAGATTCATCTAACAACATCTTAGGGTCGTTAGTTAATGCAACATTTTGCATGATTTGACGTGTTAACGCAACTTTGAGGTCCTGTAATTCACCAATTAACTCTGCATATGAGCGTTTAACCCAAATACGATGAGGGTCTTTTGTAGGAGAAATAGCAAAGAATGGGTGTCTACCCATGTAATTTTGCTCCATACGGATAATCGTATCACCACAAATGGTGATAATCATATCTTCTAAGATACCATCATTATTAATGTCGATTTTTGTATAACATTCATAGATAACCACTTCTTGACGGGCAGTTTGCTCGTCTTTATTTATGTCTACGTAGTTATCACCAATAACCTGTTCTACTTGGTCTACGTTCATGCCGTTGTAATTGCCATTCACACGGATATCATCGATATTAGCGTATACGCCTTGTGCTTCACGCTCACGCAAATAAGACATCGTTACTTTACGTTTATGAGCTACGAAGTTAGCTTCCTCTAAAGACTTAGCGTCTGGGGAATATAAAAACTCACTTACTAGAATATTTTCTAATTTAGGTGCGTTTTTTCGATAATACGGCAATTGATATGTAACAGAGAAGTCTCCAAATTGGTCTGGACCTTGAATATCTTCAATAGTTACACCAGTTTGTGTAAGAGCCTGTAGTGCTTCATTGTTAAGTACAGCTGTTTCTGTTGTGTATCCCTCTGTACGCTCCCAATAACACTTAATAATACCCATACCAACAATTAAAGAATCTTTCATCCAGTTATATAGCACTGTAAAAAAGTTATTTTGTCGTTGTAGTTGATACACTAACAGCTCTTGCATGGTTTCTGCTTTCGTATCATCTTCTTCTGTAACACCAGCAATGGTAATTACTTCATCAGAGCCAGTAAATACCTTCATTAGAGATGGTAAAGCCCATTCAATTGTGTCGGCTACGTCTGTAGATACAAGGTCAGAGGTCTTAGAAAGAATAGGGAACTTCTGACGGTAGTAATCTTTATCGGCATAATAGATTTCATAACGTTCTCGAACTGCTGGTTCGACAATGGAAGCCTGATATGCTTCTGCACGTTGAATATCGTTCTGCACGTATCGGACTACTGTCTTATTTAAGTCCTGTAATACGGATTCACTATCCATTTAACCTCCTTAATCAAGAATACAAATAATATTAGAGTGAGCCATTAACAGATATTTAGAACCTTCAATTGTAATTTCTTGTGTATATGGTCCAAATTGAACCACGTCACCTTCTTGAACTTCGTTATGTACCCATTTACCATGGTCGAATTTACCCTCGCCGCTAGCAAATACAGTACCAATGTTTTGTGCTTTTGGTGTGGAACCAAGAATAATACCACTTTCGGTAGTTTCTTCTTTCACTTCTGGAATAACCAATACGTTATCATGTAATACTTTCATTACATCGCACCTCCTAATGGAATATCACTTGTACTTACATTACTAAAGTTACTAACAGGTGGGACAGCAATCTGACTAATATAAGCTAAGGCGTCAATCAAGTCATCGTGTAACCCTTTAGGGAAACTTTGTAATTCACTTTCGAGTTCTGTGAGGAACTTGGCTCCCATAGGGAACCACACACTACCAGTTTTAAACCGTGGTTGAAGAGTAGCAATACGTAATTCCTTACGACTAGACGCTTCTAAGTCCTTAACTGTAAACCAAATATTACGTTTAGGCATTTCTTTCTCTAGGTAATGTTTAACAGAAGCCTGGTACGCTACTTTTTCTACACCTACATAGATAGGTCTATACTTTTGTACCGCTCTAAATATAGCGTCAATGGTTTGTGAAGGGTCATACCTATCATAATCAACGTCCAAGATAAACCATTTGTTATCTGGGTTTACTGCCACAGTGCAAACTACTGTATAATCGGCACTTTCTTTCTCTGAAATAGCCAAATCCACCGTGGTATAAATAGAACAATCTTCTAACTTTAATTCGTTAGGAGCGTAATACATGAAGTATTCTTTCTTAAACATTTGACGTTCTGGAGAAATAGCAATACACATCTTTTCTCTTTCCCAAATGTCTAGCTTACCTAACGCTCTCCACGCTTCTTTCTCTGAGAGAATTTCCTCTACTGGGAAACGTTCTGGCCAATTTGAAGCTCCTTCGTCGTCCATAACAGGAATACGTAACGCATTGAATTTAAGCAAGTCTTTATTCTCGATAACCTGTTCAATCAAACATTTCTCGCCAAGGTTATTACCAATCATAAAGATACGGGTTCTCTTACCAAGGAAATAAGCGTCTGATAAAAACCAATCGTAGTCATTACTTTGTACAGTATCTGACATGGAATCTTCAACGTCTTGAGGGTCGTCGATTACGATAATATCTGGTCGCTTATCGCCCCATAATAAACCACGGATAGAAGAACCTTTACCATATGCTTCCATACGGACACATATTTCTTCACCCTTCTCGTCGGTCACGACACATTCAAACGCTTTCTCTGATTGTTGCTTAACCTTTACCAGGTTCAAACTTAAAAACTCATTGGAAACGTATGTTTCAGCAATTTCCTTTAATTGCTTACTAGCCTTCGTTTGGTTAGCCATAATAAACACAATATAATTAGCTTTCTTAGAAGGATATGTTAATCGGTATAAAGGAAACGCACGTAATACGTACGAACTATTGTGGGTAATAATATGAGACGACGTGATTTGGAAGCAACCACTGTCAGACTTTACCTTTATACATACGCACGGAACACTATCTGCTGGTTCGATTTTAGCTATTGTTCTTAATTTACTGCGTTTATCTTGTTGTGCTTGAATATATTTATTTTTTCGTTCTAGTTTTAAAAATGCGACAGACGGCTTAAATGATACTTTATATACTGTACCGCAGTCCTTTCCGTATAATTTAGCCTTTGTTTGAACCATGGTAGCTTTCATACCTAGGCTACATGCTAAAACTCTTACCGCTTCCGCTAACTTAATATTTTTGTTAACAAACGAAATCGTTCCTTTTTTAGAACCACTTTTAGCTATGGTTCCATCACTATCGATGAGACCAGCTAGTAATTCAAATCGTTGGTCGGTGGAGCTAAACATGTAAGGAATTGGGACATATTTGTTGTTTAGCAAGCCATTATCTACCAATAATTTCCTAAAGCCATACAACGTAATCACTGCCGAACCTTGTTTATATTGATGGACTGTATAATTCTCCCATTTTAAATTAGCTTTAAAAGATTCAAGGTCATCAATACCAACGGTAATGTCTGGTTTGCTTGAGGTCCCGTCGCCTAGCCAATAGCCTAACAAATATGGGTCAATCGGGAGGTCTTGTTGTTCGTATTCTGCATAGGTGCATGGTATACGAAATGCTTTCTCTTGGTATTTACCTCGTGGTTTACCTAGGTCTTGTTTAGCAAACATTTCTAATGTAGAAAGTGTATTCCCTCTACGTTTATGTTTGTCATATACAGACCATAAATGTTCTGCGTCAGCAATAATTTCTTCACCAGTGTCCATGGTGATTTTAAAGCATGGATGTTCAATAAAAATTGGCGAAACATACTCAACTTCGACTGGTTTACCAAATTCATCTAATACTAAATCACCAACTTGAATATCTCCCATTGTTTTATATCCGTGTGGAGTTGGGACAATTGTCCGCACGTCCAGTGCTTTCGCACTTTCACGGAACCCCTCAATGGCAAAATGCTTTTTCTCATGTAACAAAATGTCACTCCACTTATAGTGGAACCAAGCTGGCTCTACTTCTTCTTCGATAGGCAGAAACAATCGGTGGAATGTAACTAAATTCTCTTTCCCTCTCCTAAATGCTTCCGCTATCTTGTCTTGTGCAGTAGATATAAAACCACCTCCTATAGTTAATAAAGCTCATTATCTCTGGAGGTATTTATATATAAGTGTAAATATAATTCAAAAATTAATTTTACTGGTAACGGTCTATTCATATAGGGGTACCCTTTTGGGAAGCCCCACCCTCTTATAAATCTGGGGAAATAATGGAATATTCCAGGCAACTTCTTATAAATCTGGGGAAAGGGTCTCTAAACTGGCGGGGGTGACATGGTGGGCGTGAAAAGCGAAGCCCCACCCCTTGGCTAGATGATTCTCAATCTCAAATACAGGGTAAAAAGTAGGCAATTACCGATAAAGAGAAGTAAAAAGGCTATAAAGCCAGTAAATACAACGATTTCTAGGATTTATAGCTCATGTGGTTTAGTGTAACCATCGAAAGCAAGCAACCAAGCAAGCGAGTAGATAGGTCTTAAATAACTAAATATAGTGTAGGTGGTTGTATAGACTACCTGTTAAGTACATCAATCTATTAAAGAAATATACTTAACACGAAAGGTAAATGGTGAAAATCATGACAACTATTAAAAAATCTATTACAACTAACAAAACTACTAAAAAAGCAACTACAAACGTAAAAACTCACAATACTTTCAGTATTAAAGATGATGTTTTAACGTTGAAAATGAAAGTCGAATGGAATAAATCTATGACTGGCTTAAAAGTGCAAGATGTAACAGATGTAAAAACTGAAAAATCTGAGTACAAAATGGTAGTGTTCCATGATACAAAAGGTAATGCACTCAAGTTATATAAAACAGCGTTCGATTTTGAAAGTGTAGTGAAAGAGTCTAAACCGCTTGCAGTAGACCCTAAAAAGCTTGACAAGCTTGACGCCGATGAAAAAGATGCCTTAATGGCAATCTTGGCAAAGTTAGCATAAAATAACTAGCTTAACAGGTAGTCTATAAAGCCACCTACAAAAACACGATGTTATACATATATTAAAGTTTTTCTCTTAAAACCCCGTGTTTTTTGAGACTACGGTATACATATGTTATAGCATTGTGAAGAAAAGTATTTTTTAATGGAGGAGATTCTCATGAAAATCTGGTTAAATAACGCTGTTCGTCGTGCTGTATGGCTTGGTTTAGACCGTGAATTAAGCCGTGAATTCAAAAAGTGGGACGGCTATCCACGCAACCCATATGGGGATAACTGTATGCGTGAAGACTGTAACCGCCTTTATTGGCAAGACCAAGCGTGGGCTTTTCGCCGTCAACATACTTGGAATGGTGAGAAAAACACGGTATTTACTAAGTTTTATGGGTTTAGATGGAGTGATATTTTTTAATAAAATTGGCTAGTTTACGGACTAGCCTTTTTTTTGCGTTATAATACCGAACATATATTCTATTTATAAATAATAATTAACAACTTAAATTATTGTATACAATATATTAAATTGTATAGGGTTATGAGTTTACGAATACAGGTGTATTTCTATATAGGGTTATTCTTATATATGTGATTAGTGATAGGGAATTTATTTTTTCTTTTCCCCGTTTTTGCCTTTGCCTTTGTATTGGCTTGTATCGTGCTTTGCATTGCCTGTATAGGCAACGTGTTATATATTGGCTTATGAGTGAATTATAACGCTTATACGTGTTACTATATTTTAGCAATAGCCATAGAATTGATTACATAGCCCTCTCAGCCCTTTTTATATCTATTTAGGTATAATTACCCTATCAAATAATTTAAAACACCATACGGAGCGAATAAACGAATTTTATTTATAGGTACATACGTTTGTATGTATCTTTTTTTATTACCTGTATTGATACATTTCTATATATAGATAGATGATACAGAATTTATTTTTTCTTATTCCCTGTTTTTAGTTTTATATATATTCTGTTTTCATGTTTATCTCATTTCACTTTTTCACCACTAACATTTATCTTGCTAGTTGATTATCATTGCGAAACCGTCAAGGTTCCTGAGATGTCGATAAGCCAAGAACCCAGCAATTATCACGATTCTGGCGTTTTGAAATTCATGTGCTACAGTGAGTGCAGTCGATGAGTTCGATAACCCAACGACTACACATACACACACTTATGTGTGTAGTGTAAATATCCATGTTTTATTTAAGAAAGGAATGTGCTATGGATATTCAAACAGTCCAAGCGATTGGACAAATATTAGCGTGGTCTACTGTATTAGTAGGCTATGTATTCATGTTTATGTTTATGTATTTTATGTTGAAAAAGTGAGGAATGTATTATGAAAAAGTATGTATTCAATAACAAAATTTATAACTGTGAGTTGCTCACAGAAAACATGGAAACAAAAAAATTATTTTATTTTTTGAGAAGCGTAGAAAATCCTAGCGACGTTATTAAAGTTGCTGTGGAAGAAATGCCAGAGGAATACGTTCCTAAAATGGCTAAATTTGAGGCTGGCGACATCGTTCGTGTAAACGGCTCTTATATTGACCATATCCAAACAGATATGGAATTTGATGTGAGCTTGCGACCAACAGAACACATTTACGATGCCGACGGCAATAAAGTTAAAGCTGGTAATGAGTACGTTAGTATTAACGGCGTATTCGTTAAGGTCGGTGAGTACGACTTGTTATGGCAATACAACCGTAATCCAGACATTCTTGACGGTGCTAAATTAGTCCATAATGGTTCTATTAGCTTTATTAGTGGCAAAAAAATGAAAAATCCAATCCGCTTTGAATATAGAAACATGGAAGTTTTTGCTGATGAAAGCGAATGTGTAAAATCAACGCTTTCTGATGAATATGTACCAGAAGCATGGAATAACCAATATATTGAAGATGGTGATGACATTATCACCCGTAATGATATTCGAGAAAACCTAACAGGTGAGTATGAAATCTGTAACAATTGCGATGAAATCTCTCGGATTGAAGACATGACATATACACGTGACGGCATGGTATGTAGTCATTGTGCGGACAATTGTTACTGTTACAGCGAGGTCATGGATGAATACATTCATGAAGATGAATGTGTTTGGGTGGGTGATGATTGCATGACTGATAATTACAGAGAAGATAACTATACGCAATGTGATTGTTGTGGTGAGTGGTTTGACATGGAACGTGAAGGTTGTGAGTCAGATGATGGCTATGACCTTTGCGATAGTTGTACTGATGATTACCGCTTAGAAAACGGCTCTGTATATTACAAAGACAGCGGTTATATCCAAGAGTACCACCCAGATATTGACCTTCACTTTTATGGTGAAGGACCTAAATTCTTAGGTTGTGAATATGAGGTGCAAGGTGGTGGTTGCAACTCTCATATTGCAGAAAGCATCTTTGGCGACTATCGTGAGTTTTACTGTTCTCGTGATGGTAGCTTGGACGAAGGATTTGAGGCGATTACTCACCCATGTTCCCCAAGTCATATGTTATCTAATATCGATTGGGAAACAATCGTCGATAAACTCGATAAAAATGGCTATAACGACACTGATGGTGGTGGATTCCATATCCACATCTCCAGAGAACATTTTCAGTCCCAGTCCCATATCGGGAAGTTGATTCGGTTTTTCTCCGATAACTATCAAAAATTAGTAAACTTCGGTAATCGTACGTGGGATACAGCCAACAGATGGGCAGAACCGACTGACTACGATACAGACGATAAATTCATAGATATATACAGTAACGCTAAAGGAGAAAGATACAGTGCTGTTAATGTTTGGCCGTCTGAAACGGTCGAAATTAGACTATTCGGTTGCACTTATCGACCAGAAGTTATTCGTAGTTACATTCAGTTTGTGGACATTATCACTGACCTAGCGAACGGGTCCTACAACAACATGACATTCGAAAACGTTCGTAAAGAGGCTACAGAACGTGGCTATGACGAACTTATTAATTATATGAACGAACAAGGTATTTAATTATAGGAGGACAAAATAATGTGTGTGATTGCAGTATATAACAAAGAATTAGAATTAAATAAAGCGGAATTATTGGAATGTTTTAATAACAACCCAGATGGTGCTGGCTTCATGTATTTTGACGAGAAATCGCAAAAAGTACATATCTCAAAAGGGTACTTCACTTTTGATAGCTTATGGAAAGAGCTTGAAAAACTTCCTACCAATATTGACCGTGTTATTCACTTTAGAATAGCAACATCTGGTGCTATTGGTACCAGTACCTGTCACCCATTCCCTGTATGTAGTGACTACAAGAAAATGGGGTTAGGTGATAGCTATTCTGACATCGGACTAGCACATAACGGCGTTATGCATGAGTATACACCACTCAAAGGTATGAAATCCAAGCATAGTGATACTATGCAGTTTATCAAAACAATGGTTCACCCATTAGGTGAAGCGTTATGGATTCCGCAAGTACAGGAATTACTTGAGGACCATGTGAGTGGCAATAAGTTCGCTATCATTGCGAAAGACCAACTGGTAATATTAGGCGATTTCGTGCAATCGAAAGAAAGTCACGCCTTATACAGCAATAGTAGCTACAAACCCTATGTACCCACAAAAAGCCAATGGCAAAACTACTATTTCTCTAAACCAGTTAAGCAAACATCGTTCAATTATGACGATTTTGATACTAGCAGTTATGTTATTGATGATGGTTATGGACCTTATGAGGTATATCCAGTAGAACTCTTTACTGGTAAAGTTACAGACGATAAAGCAGATGAGTTTATCGACGCTTTCTATGATGTAGCTAATAGCCTCGGTTGTGGGGTACATGATTTCGATATGAAAGAATACAGTATTGTGTTCTACGTTGATGACCCTACTATCATGGACGGTGAGAATGTTCTAGGCAAACACGTGTTAATGGGTAATTTAAACTACGGGAAAGGGAAGTAACAACTTCCCCTCTTCCCTACTATGAGGTGATAGCAATGACTGGAATAGAATTATTTGAAAATTATTTTACACAAGGAGATGTGTTCGTATGGCATCGTTTAATTGGCAGTGTTCCTATAATGTGTGAGATTACAGATATTCAACCTGGTTACGATAATATGTGTTGTAGGACATCACGTAAAGACAGTAGATTAGGCTATGACCATAGCCATGGTACATTATGCAAACTAAAAGAAAATACTCATCATATATATAAGATAATAGAAGATTATTTAGAAGGAGAGTGGGCAAGATGACAGCTCGTGAAATATTCGAAAACTATTTTAAATGTGATGATGAGTTTGTATATATGCCAGATGAAACACTACAACAACGCTTTAAAGTATACGATATGCGACGAAATGAGATTGAAATGGCTGTTATCAGAATTAGTTCCCCCAACCGACCATTCACATACTTTTTCAAACTACACAGTGAAATGCAGAGTGTTTACAAGGTAATTAAAAAGTTTAGAAGATGAGGTGATGAAATGCATAACAAACTTCCCCTACTCCCTCACCAAGCACAAGGCGTGAGATACATACTTAATAACAGTTCCGCATTTGTGTGTGACGATATGGGAATGGGTAAAACCAGAACAGTAATTGAAGCCATGTTTAAAAGAGGTCAATTCCCTATCCTAGTAATCTGTCCAGCTAGTTTAAAAATCAACTGGAAAAACGAAATTGAACGTTGGATAGGATTGACAATTCCAATCGACGATTTATCACAAAACGTGATTATTACTAACTACGAACGTATGAAAAAATACAAGTTCGATATTAAAGACATACCAGTTAAACAGCTGGTCTTAGATGAAAGCCATTCTTTTAAAAATGATAGTAGTCAACGTACAAAACTAGCACTTGAATGGTCTAAACGGATACCATACAAAATACTAATCACTGGTACGCCAATGCTTAACAGGCCTAACGAATTAGTTACTCAAATGCAGATTTTAAATAATATTCACAAGGTAGGTGGTGCAGAATATTTTCTTAATACATACTGTAATCCTCGCCATAGTCAATACGGAATTGATTATAGCGGTGCTAGTAATCTTAAAAGATTACACAACGTTATGAACAAGATTTGGTTAAGACGTACAAAAAAAGACCTGGCTAATCAGTTGCCATGTAAAACAATCGTCCCTATACCAATTATAGAAATGGAACAACCAGCTCCACATTCTTTCGGTGAAATTGAACGATATGACAAAGCGGTATTACGGTCTAAACTTTCACCCTCGGTAGATTTCATAAACCAGTTGGTAGAACGTGGCGAAAAAGTAGTCGTGTTCGTACATCATAAGGATATTGGCAAAGCATTAAACCTAGCGTTCCCAGAAGCAAGTGTTATTGTTGGCGGTCAATCGTCTAGTATTAGACAAGTAAACATCGATAACTTTCAACTAGGTGATACGCAAGTAATTATATGTAGCTTGCAAGCGAGTGCAGTAGGCTTAACACTCACATCAAGTAGATGTGCAGTATTTATAGAATATCCTTGGTCACCAGCTCTATTAGCACAAGCACAAGATAGAGTACATCGGTTAGGTCAAAACAAAGATGTGTTTATCTACTACCTATATGGTAAAGGTAGTATTGACGAGTACAGATTAAATACAAACAGTTTTAAAAAAGCAGTGATTGATTATGTAGTAGATGGAGGTTCAATATAATGTTTGATGGAATTTATATTACAAAATCATACGGAACATGGTTTCCTTTTAAATGTGAATGTGAAATTGAACAATTGTGGCCACATGGTTGTACATATGTAAACGCCTGGACACCTAGACTAGATAAGTTACAAGAAAGCCCATACGATTTTGTATGTAAAGAACCGATGGGAACCAGTGATTGGAGTTCAATTTATAAAGTAATTGAAATGTACAGATAAGGAGAAATACTTATGGAAAAGAAAATGACTAGAGAACAAATGTTAAAAATTATTGCTGATTTTGCTGATTTGATGGAATACATTTATAACGAAAGAATGTACTGGTACGAACAACGTGGGAATATGGACAAAGCACTATCCGATATTCATCACGCTATAGAGAATGATTACGATGAGAAAGATAGTAACAAATACGCTAAACTCATGTACGAAGTAACAAAAGAACGCCGTAAATACAAGGATATGCAAGAATTGTTTTTACCAGTGTATAACGCATATAAAGCTCACCCTACCCTATCTTCCGCTATCTGGAATATGAGAAAGTACGACGGAATGATTAAGGAAGGTCGTACATACGAACCTAAGATTTTACACGAACTATTTGAGAAAGGAGGTCATTAATATGAATATTGTATTGCAACAATATGGCCATGGTTACTACAACGTGTGGGAAGATGTTAGTTTATACCAAACAACAGGTAATAATGATGGATTACAAGGACGTTATTATGTTCATAGTCTAATTCAACAATCCAGAAAAGACTTTAAACAAAGTTGTCACTGGACATATGATAACCTATATATTATTAAAGATATTTACGGTGGTTTTTTAGAGTTTTTAAAAGAGTAGGTGATATGATGAGACACTTTATTTATAGATGTGAGTTGACAGAATCATACTGGGAGATTGACGCACAAAATTTTACGTGTTCCGACAGACACGTTAGAATGTATGAAGCCAGCGTATGTTCTATGAGTACTTTGTTAAACCTTGCTACAAGTGAAGACTTTACACTTTGGCAACAGGACGTTGATAAAATTATCGAAGACTACAGACTAAAAAATGACGATAAAACAGATACATGGTTGTTAGCAGTATAAACAGGAGGAATTATTATGTTACACAGTAAATATTTAACACAAGAAGGCATGGAAATTATGTTAAAAACTCTATATAAAGATGGATGGCGATATATCTTCCAAGGACAACAACGAGGTAGATTTTACGTATCAAAAGAGGAGCCTCATTACCACAGAAATGAAGTTTTTGCTTATTGTGACGGAGACACAATCAGTTTAAGTAGGTCATTAAACGTATTTCTAGCAGATGCCTTAGAAGGACGCAACTATATTGAAATAGCAGACCATATTGACATAGTTGACTGGTCTACTGTTAAAGTGGATACGCCTATATTAGTTAAATCAGTTAAAGATAATGAATGGACAAGACGTTATTTTGCTCATTACATCGATGGACATGTGTACGCATGGATTGGCGGTGCAACATCATGGTCAACAGACCATGATAATAATGTATCCTGGTGGCATTATGCAAAATTATTAGAAGATTAAGGAGATTTACTTATGGATATGATTGTTAGAGATTGTGATTACCTAGAAACCGGAATTGATTGGGTATATTGTAAAGATTGCCTTGCAGTAACAAAATGGATTTATAATCGGTACGGTTCTCAATTCAGTTCGGCTACAAGCTGGCGGAACAATGAATTATTAGGATTGAGGGGAACTATATGCTCTAATCTGTCTGATTTTTACCAAGTTATAGAAGCATACAAATAAAAAATGGGCGAGGATATTATTCCTCGCCTTTTTCTTTAGGTAATGTATTTAGTTTATCAATGAGTTCACGACTTAATCGACTGCTTGTATCAATTACACGTTTATCATCTACTTCCTGTTTATCTACAGGTTTCAAACCAGCTCTATCGAGCCAATCTTTAATAGCTGTTACTTTTGCACTAGCTGGAGTATCTGGATTATAAATTACTTCAAGGAGCATATTCGCTACTTCATCTGCCTTATCCATAAATTTCTTATCCATGCGTTGCTTGTATTCCGCCAGTGCTTGCTGTACTACTACGCTTTCTTCCACGGTATTCCCCTTTGGTCTATATCCAGCCGCCTTTAGGGCTTCTGATTTACTGCCAGTCAAAATCTTTGTTTGTACATAAACTCTCTGTTTATGTGTTAAGCCCTTTACCTTTTTTCTTCCTGGCTTAGGCTTTCTCATATGTAACCGCCTTTGCTATGCGTTTAAGTTCCCATATACGCTCTACTAACTCATCGGTTGTATGCGTTGATGTGAACACGTATCCATTATTAAGCAATAAGAATGAATTAGCCTGTCTGCCTTTAGTGGCACGTAACACTTTATTGTTACGGAAGTATTTTCTAAACAATTCTTTTGAGGTTGATACGTTCATAGGCATGATAGCGTATACTTCTCTCATGGCCACTTTAAAGCCATATCCTAAGTCAAGATACATATCATTAATTGACATATAATCCTCTCTTTCTCAAATCAAAATAGGTATCACCCATAAAAGGAGTGACCTTTTTGTTATGTTCATCACCGCTCATTTCTGCAATCCAGAAACCACTTAAACTAGGGCGAATACCACTAGCTTTTAGGTAATTGGGGAACGTTTGAAAAGATGATTGCCGTAATTCCCATACCTCTTTAACAATAGGTTTCTTTGTATACTTGTTATGTTCTATAGCCACTTTAGGCACTGCACTAGGCTCATGAAAATGTTCGAACCATGTAACATCTGCATTAAAGTAATCATAGTAATTTTTAGTTTTACGATTTTTGTGTAAAATATGATGAACGTAACAATTTTTATTTACGTTAAAGTACAATAAGCCAAACTCACCTTTGTATAAACTGCGATTACCAAGTAATGCACAAATCATTTGTTCAACGCTAATATAAGCGTCATTATAGGCTCTAGCACCATGATTACCACCAATTACACCTAGTAATTGCCCACTCTCATATAAAGGACGAATATCTTCAACCAATGCGTATACCTGTTCATCACCGACTAATGTCTCTTCTAATACGCTACCCTTTGAGTGTTTTGTTGTGGTATTAGTGCTATCACCGCCAAGAATTACTTTGCAATTTTCGCCTAATTCTAACAAGTTTTTTACTGTTTGTTGTAAATACTTGCGGTTGTTTAAACCTTCGTGTACATCAGATAATACAGCCAACTGGCCATATTCACTATCTAATCTACACTTCATAATGTGCGGTAGAAATGTCCCCGCTAATGCTTTTGTAGTCATGCACGCTCCTAGTTTTTTAGATATTCTTCTAAATTACCAAACTGTGCGTAATACAATGGCAATGCCCTTTTAATATTTTGTTTACAAGCTGATTTACAATTTTTAGCTGATGATTCTGTAATTTTATATTTCCTTGCACACTGCTTGATACTCATACCATAGATAACGGTATCTCTCCATACATACCACATCAATGGTCGCACCTGTTTTAAATACACTTTTAACCAACATACGAAGTGAAGTAACATCATGCGTTCTTCTTTACGTATGATGATTTTTTCTGGCGAATCGCCATACCTCTCCACCATGGCAGAAAGTTTATCAACTTTGCGATATTCTGCTACTGAATTGGTAAATTCCCAATTTCTCATAATAGCATTGATTTCTTCGACAGCACTATCGCCACGCTGTTCAAAAAGAGCCAATGCCTCTTGTATCATCGACTCTTTCATATTACTGTACCTCTACTATCTGGTGTGAGACCTTTAGGGCAACGAGATAGGTATCTACAACTTACGATAATACCTACCCCTATGTCCTTACCTGTTTTCTTTTTTCTCTCACATGATTTTAAGTATCGTACATTTCTTGATTGTGTTTTCAAATATTCCTCTATGAGGTCTTTATTCTCTCCTAATACACCAACATTATAGAAGTCACCAGTATTTCCGTAGTCAACTACGAAATAGTGAACCATGTAACCCCCATTTAGTATATCGTAATATACTATTCTACAATGTCATACAGTTGTTTAAAAATCTCTGGGTCGCAAGGATATTGCTCGCCATTGACACCAGTGATAATCCAATCACCTGGGTTTGTTTTTACAATACCATTTAATGTAACTAGGTACTGTTCTTCTTTAGTTTCATAAGCTACTAATTGATTAGGTTTATGAACAATTTTCTTGTATTCTGGGAAGTTCTGAATTAATTCTAACCCTAACTTAACAGTTTCAAGGGCGTAATCTTGAGACAACGCACGAGCAATACTGCCGTGTTCTGGTACAAACTCTAAAATATCATCAGATACCATAAACTCACGAGTAGGAACATCAACGCCACTCACTGCTATGCTATGGTCTAACTTCCGCATTTCTGTATAGCCCAATTGTAACAAACCGCCTAATATGTAAATGAATTGTTTTGTTGTCATAATCACTTTCTCCTTTGCTTTGCTAGGGTCTACAAATTTTACGCCATGTTGTTTGGCTAATCTGGCACGATTATCTCGTTGCCCTTCTCTATATGCTCGTAATCGCATTTTCATCTCTGCAATTTGGTCTTCGAGTAATTCTCCATAATCTCTATATCCCATATTATTTACCCGTGCTTCCAAATCCACCTTTGCGAGGACCACGAGGCCAATCATTTGCTACTCTTTTGTATTCTTGGAAAATACCTTGTGCAATCTTGTCGCCCTTTTTAACTACATAATCTGTAGCAGTGGTATTTTTAAGCAATACTTGGATATGTCCTTCGTTATCTTCATTGTTGTAATAATCGCTATCCACAACACCGACACAATTAGCAAGCGTAATACCATACTTACCAGCCAAAGAGGAACGAGGATAAATAGCTAAAAATTCATCGTCTGGGAGCAAAACTTTTAAACCAGTTGGTATAAGGACTGTTTCACCAGCCCCAACTACCACTGTTTCCGCTGACCTTAAATCATACCCAGCACTGAAATAGGTCTCACGCTTAGGGAGTTCAATATCGGTGCCTTTGTATAGAGATATAGCTTTAAATTCTCTATTAGGTCTACAATCGTTTGGAATTTTCATATAACTATTTGGAGTTTTCATATCTAGTCTCCTTTTAAAGTCTCTTCATTTACAATCTCTGCGAAAACATATAATGCTTGCATAAGTAAATACTCGACCAATATCCAGTTCTTACC